GGTAGTTGCAGGAGTTGCAGCCGTAACAGATGTTTTTTCTGTATTGTCAATGGTCAATTTAGTGCCGAGTACAGAACTGCCGCTTTGATTTATATCAACCGTAAAAATAGAACCCGAAGCCTGAGCCGTTGTTAATGAAGCACGAACACTTGTTAGTGTCATAGCATAAGGCATTCTAAAAGTTACCTTTGCCGTTCCAGTTGTCAATGCTGTTGTTTCATCCGATGCAGCAAGTTGTATCTCTACTGGCTGTTTTTCATTCTTCCAAAGCTGAGTAGCACTTTCATAAACAAGGATATCTTTATTTGCGAGTGTTCCTGCATTGATGCTCACGTTGTGCAATTCATCAAGTTCATATCCGTTGTCAATTTTAACGTATATTTTGCCGTTGACAGCGTGAGCATATTCAACATATCCAATGCGAACCTCGTGAATCGGTGCCGATGGTTTTATGTTTGTTATTGCGCCTGCTGTAGTACCGCTCAAATAAAGCGAATCGCCATCTGACCACGTTTCGCCCTGCAAACTACCTGTTGTATTTATTTTTGTAACCTGACCAACCGAGCAAATAAATCCTTCTTGATTGCCTGCAATATCTTCGCAAACGATACCCAAAGTTCCAGCACTATTTGCATCAGAATCAGCTTTAGCAAGCTTAACAGAAAGTCTTTGACCCGTTGCGCCTGCGACAATTACAACCTCATAGCCTGCCTTTGTTAGACCTACAAGAGGAGTTGTTTTATTTACAACACGAGTGTGTAGATGTTGACCTAAATTTGAAATGGTGTCTCCACCTTTAAGACCTAAGTCCAAAGTGCCTGTAGAATCATTCCAAGCAAGCTCACCAACACCAACTGAATGTCCAAGTGTTGTTTCAAAATCTAAATAATCCAAATCAATTATTGATTTATTATTAGCAGAATTTCCTGAGCCTAATATTTGGTCCAAAGTCGGCACTGCATTTTGTTGCAATGACCAAATTGCTGCACCCATTGTATTGTCTGCACAATAATAAGTATCTCCGTTATCTAAAGTCCAAAGCGAGCCAATATAATAGCCTTTTGTAATGTCATCGGCAGCAGTTGGCGTATTTGCAAAGTTATACAAAGATTGGCGAATAGTGTTGCCTGAGCTGCCCATTATATACCTTACACCGCCCTCCCATTTACTCTCGTAACCGAGTCCGCATATTTCTGCGATACCTTTTAACCCACCTAAGCCTGCATCGATTGTGCCCTCTTGCAATCTGGAATTGTTGTCGAATATTATTCCATAACCAGCATCGAAAATAATTGGATTAGGACCGCTTGTATTGCCAATGTCGAGGACGTCCGCTAAATCCTGAGATCCACCGCCCCCATTTAACTCAAAAAAAAAAGAGCTTGAAAGTAAAGCGACCAAATCATAAGCATTGCCAGAAAAAGCAACTGCAGAAGCTGGCTCGACCTGAGTGTTAGCAATCTGGCTGGCAAATAAAGAGTGCCATTGATTAAAGCCAAATTTAACGATTACTTCGTCCGTCCCTTTTACGTCTAAGGCATTGACATTAACAAAAACCTTTTGGATATTGCCAGCGGCATCCGTTAATACGACGTTCCCAGTCGATTGTTTTACTATGTTCATGAGTAGAATATTATATTAGTTGAAGTATTTTTTTTCGTTTCGCAGGTATGGCAGTGCTTGCCAGTCATATTAAAATATCCGCATCCACAGTTTGTATGGCAGTGCCCACAATCGTCCTCGCAAGGGCAATTTTTAGCGTCAAATAAAGGCAAAAGCGTTTTATTAGCGCAAAGGAAGTTTTCAATCAGTGGCTTTAAATTGTCAATCCTTTGCATCATATTGTCTTGCAGAAAGCGCACGCCAGATACACCTGCATTTTGAGCGAACTCACTGTCATTTTGATAAATACCTTTACTACTTACTTGAATAGTCAAATAAGGCAATACTTCATAGTAAACAGCATAAGCAGTATATCTCAGCAAAAAGTCAGTCCAAAGCGTTTCATATACTGCAGGAGCAGGCGCAATAAACTTATTAACTATTGCCCCGACAGCTGGGTTATAATTGCTCTCTAAGGGATTTTGTTGAGCGATCATATCATTGTATAAGGCAAGCCCCAGAAGTGGCTGTATAAACCTTTCTTCACTATCCTTAATGTGAGGGCTTATTTGATTAACATCGAAACGAGCCGTAACTGGAGCAGGTCGATAAATTCCCGTATTGACTACCTCAGCTGGCTTAATTAGTGTCTGCATTTTCTGTATTATTTTGCTCTTGTTCTATTTGTTGAAACCCTAACTCAGCTCTCATCTCGTCAACGGTCAAAATATCTTTGATCGGAATATCCCCAGCAAAACTCACTGGCATTGGCTTCGCTATATCGAGCGCAATATTGGACCAGTCAAAGCCGAGCCATTTGCCCGCGTCTTGGATAACTGGATTAAGGAACTTTGTAAGGTACAATCTTTGCATCGGACGAATGACCGTATTATAAACAATGTCGAACTCAGAGCGGATTTGTTGATTTGTTCCTAAGCTTCCAGCTGTTCGAAGTCCCGTGAGCGACACCGACCATCTATGTGCTGCAATGATATTAGTCTGAGCCATATTTTGTAAGTTCAAAAATTCGCCCTCATTGCTGCTATTCAAAACTTGAACGTCGCTTTTATAAGTCGGATCTCTCAAAGCCTGAATAAACATTTTGCTATTATTCCCAGTGCCAGTAAAACATTCCTTCATTGCTCGAACTACTTGTTGAGCTTCCTCTTGATTGGCTGAGCCAAACAGCGAAATAATAGCCGAAGGAGTGAAACCATTTTCGAACTTGCTTTGATTAAATTTTGGTATCCTATATTCAAGCTCTGCCCATATCTTTGCGCTCACCCAGTCAGGGATGCCCCAATAAACCAAAGTCGGCTCATAATTTTTTAAGTGAACTATTGACTTTTCAACCCCTCCGATTTTTTCAAAAGCTGGAAAGATAGGCAGGTCAGTTACATTTTGCGGAGTAATCTCCCACGCCTCCTCGAATTCGTCTGAGACACCTATATGAGTAGGATAAATGCTATCCTTTGCAGCCTTTCGAGGTCGGCACCAGTTAATCGGCAAACAGCGCAAATAATACTTTTTTGTCTGACCTACTTTTATCCGCTGAACTTCGATAAAGGCATTGCCAAAGCTCGCAAAATCTTTGCAAATTTTAGCTGTAAGCTCCTCGACATTTAACCCCTCTGGAGTCAATAAAGTTAACCAATCATTTAAACTTTGGATCTGCTCTTCCGTTATTTCAGCCGCCTCTGATTTTGCTGTTTTTAAGCTCGCAAGCATTGACATTGTAGCCGCAGAAACCGTATAAAAGCCATCGCCACCGAAATAATTTACTTTTTGTTGAATTATGCCAGCCGTTGTCGGGCTATTATTGCAAATAGCCTGCAATCGGTCGAGCCTGCAAAGATCATAAGTGCTAAAGGGTACATATTCCCAGACCGTCCGATCTAAAATTTCTTTTGACGGTTCTCTGAAAATATCGTCTACTTTGAAGGGATGCACTCCCGAATTGAGAGAGCCCCACGCATAGACGTCTTGTTTTGGCTTATTTTCGCCCGATATAACGGCTTTTCTTCTACTCATTATTATTGTCTGTCGATTCTGCTTTAAAGTTGTCTACAGCCTTATTTTTTGGCTTTTTTCCTACCAATTCAACGCCCTTGAAACCTATGTGATATAAGTGCTCGAGCTGCTCCTGACTTGCCTTAGACAAATGTACGGTAAAATTCGTATTATAAACCGTACAATCGATAAATTTTTCTTTTACTTTAAACATAAAAACAGATTTTTAATTTAAAAAAGGGGAAGGATAAAAACCCTCCCCCTCCGTATGAATTCCCCAAAATCCAAAAATTAGACTGGAATAGTAACAGTTGAAGCAACTGGAATTGCTTGGACAGTACCTCTTGACGTTAAAGTAATAGTCGATTGGTTCTGGTCGTTAATAGCTGTTCCTGTAACTGTTTCGAAGTTTGTCAGCTGAGCAGGGTAAGCAATTCCCAAAGTTGTCAAAGCGTCTGGAGCGCCCCACATCCAGCGAGTACCGTTGTTCTCCTCATGGATTACGATAAAACCGCAGCAACAATCTTGCAGCTCCTTAATTGCCTCTCTCGTTGCCAAAGCGTGGCATGGAAAAATAGCAACTAAAGTTTGAGTAATAACCGTATTACAGTTTACTCTTTCGCCAGTCTCGGTGAAGTTTGCAGTTTCTTGGTAAGGTTCAAACTCATAAAATTTTGTCGCTCCTACCATTGTGATTGTGTCAATTTCGCCAGCCGTGATATTCAAAGCGGATACATCTTCTTTCGAAGCCACCCAAAACTTAGCTAAACCACCAGCGCAGGCGTTTGCGCAATCTATTGTTAAACCTGTTGTTAAACAGCTCATAGTTATATTTTTATTTAGGTTAAAAAATTAGTATGCAACCGTGATCAGGTCTGAATGCTTGTAGTTGAAACCAAGGTAAAAACGTGATTTCACTTTCAATTTTTCTTCTTCCATATCGTGCCAAGCCATAGCCTGATTGATCGGATTAGCAATATCAGTACCTAAAACAAAGTTAGTACGCTCTGTGTATAGCACAAAGTTAGCGTCCTGAACATTCAAATAGGCATCAGCGTATTGCTGCCAATCGTACATTGGTTTAACCTCAATACCATTGAACGTCAAACGCTGAGCGCCATTAGTTAACAATGTCAAGTGAGCCGCAGAGCTTACACCATTATTTTGCAAATCCTGCAGGTATTGACGGTAAACATTAGCCGAAACTAAGAAAACTTTTTGAGCCTCAGGAACTGCTGACAATACGTTTGTGCTATTTTCCCAAACTGCAGTCAATAAATCAATACCGTCACCAGCGCCAAGCGGAGTGCCTGAGTTTGAATTGATATAAGGAACCAAGTTGTTAGCAACCAATTGTGGAATATAAACAGACCACATACCGTCTGTAATATTTACAGCATCGTCCACGCTTGCCTTGTTTCCAAAAAAAGCAACTTTTAACATCTGTTTGCGGAGAGCCTGCACCATGCGGGTCATTAAAATCTGCATAAATATAGTGCCTTCCAAGTTGCTGCTCTGAGTCCCTGCCTTAAGTTTTTGCTTATAAACAGTGCCGAGAAATTCGTCGTAACAAAGCTCAAGATTAACTTTGATTTCGTCTACTTCGATACATCTTTCAAACAAGCCGAGCGCACCTTTTGGAGTCCAACCGCAACCGCCAGACAGCTGCATAATATCCTCCATAACGCCTACATACCCGATTTGCTGCTTATTGTTAACGAGTACCATTGTCTCGAAAATATCTTCGATTTCAGCGTCAAAAAATACTGGTTTGAAAAGCATTTCCTGCGCTTGAGTGCCTACAAGTCCGATTCTGAACTGTCCAGCTTCAAAAGTTGCCATATATTTAAAATTTTGATTTTTTGAAATAATATTTATTACGCTAAAGTATAAGTAATTGTAATTACCTGAGTAGTGCCATCCGTGTAGTTAAAAACTACCGTACCCGAATAACTGCCAACAGCTCCAGATGAATCTAAAGTCGTTGCTATTTTACGAATATCACTTGGGAATAATGTACCACTACCAATAAAAGTAGTATCAAAAGCAGCTGATAAAACGTCGCCAGTTATAGAAATTGATTCCACTCTCAAAGCATTTGCTCCAATGTTTCGAACGTAAAAGTCAAAGTCTTCATCTGTTCCGCCATCGGGAAAAGCTCCTGCAGGAATAGTCGTTAAGTTATACGTTCCGCCCTCAGTAGCCGAACCTCTTAGAATACCAATTCCAATAGCTTCAGTATCGATTGACAAATCTCCGCCGTTATATGCAAAGCTGAATTTCTTTACACAATCGCAGCCGAGTATATCAAGTTCACCAATTGAGATCTCGATAATAACTGACCAGTCTGAGCCGTTAAGACCTGTAACGTCAAGTGTAAGCTCGTCAACAACACCAGTGCCAACTGCAGTAACAAAATTGCCTTGTCCGTCTGTGATTTGAACTTTTACGTATTTTGTGTCGTAGTCGTCGGTCGGAGTGTTAAACTCGATTGTAGTTGTCCCTGCAGTTGTTGACATATCTAAATCAAGCTGAATATCGCAGCAACCGCCACAATCCTCAATTTTTAGTATCTCAGCATTGGCAGCGTTTGCGAGTGGATTAGTTCGGCTGAAGAAAAACTCCTCAGAGTTACCCTCAACAAAAAAGTTTTCTTTATTAAATGACATTTTATGTTAGTTTTTGATAAGTGAGTTAATAAATTTTGAAGCCTGCACTATCTGCTCCTGAGTGAAACCGATTTCCGCAGTTTTTTCCGCTTTTACGTCGCTTTTATAGCTAATTTTCGCCTGAATTTCAGCCTCCAAAGCTTCGAGTTTGAGTTGTTTTTCCTCGAGCTGTCTGTCCAGAGCTTCGATTTTTGCCTCCAATTCGGCTTTGTCGTCGGTCTTAACTTCCTCTTTTGCCTCAATGGCTGGCTCTTCGGCTTTGTCCTCAACAACGGGAGCCGTCTCGACTTCCTGCTCAGTTATTTCTGCCTTAAATCCAAACATTGCAGCGAGTTGCTGGAGAAAAGTCTTTTTTTCAACTTGCATACTGTTTTTGATTTTATTTGGAATGTTTTTAAATTTTGCCTCTGCTCTAATCATTGCATAAGCTTCTTCATATATAGAGTTTTCCTCTTTTTTCTCTTCGACTATCATGTCAATAAAACCCATCTCGAGCGCCTCATCTGCCGTGAGCCATGTTTCTGCCGACATCATTTTTTTAACTTCCTCCAGAGTCTTTTCTTTGCTGCCTCCGATTAGCTTTCCTTTGCTTTCGAGCTGAGCCGTATAAATTGCAGCCATTTGCTCGTCAAACATTCTCAAAAGCTCGATAGTCTTTTCAAGTTCAAACACGTTCCCTTCAACTCCGCCCCAGCTATTGTGCATCATAAAAAAAGAGTTTTTAGTCATCTCCTTTTTTTTGCCTGCCATCAAGATAATTGTCGCAGCGCTGGCAACAATCCCGATGCCTCTCGTTGTGGTTTTACCTGAATATAAAGCGATCATTTCAGAAATTGCCATACCCTCGATAATAGAACCGCCTGAGCTCGATATATTGATTAGCACGTCCTGACCGCCAGCTTCATTCAAAGCCTTTTTTACCGTGTCTTTCGTTTCGGTGTCTTTGCTTCCGATCGTGCCGAAAATATTTAATTCAAACATCGTTTTATAGATTTTGAACAAAAATAAAGATGTATTTACTCAAAAAAAAACGATAAAATATAAAAAAACCGCTACCCCCTGCAGAGTAACGGCTAAACTAAAAAACCAAAGTAATTATAACACACACACAAATATAAATCTTTATTTTAGATCATAGCGCCAAAGCTCATATTTTTCAATAACACTAATAAGTATTTCGGCATATTTTGGATGAGTTGCATATCCGCACTTTTTTAAACCTCGCGCCCATCTTTTATAATCAGTTCTTTTGAGCTTTGTCAGGTGCCTGTAGTGCCTTGATGTTAATAATCTGGAGTGGTCCCGATATGACCACCACGATGAGCGATAAACAACGAACCTATCTTTCGGAGTGTCATCTTGATAAACCGCAAACTTTTCCTTTCTGCCTTTGTGCCATTTAACTCCGAAGTGGTTATTGTGCTTTCTGGCCAGACTTGATCGTCCGCAGTTGCTCTCAATTATACCCTGAGCCAGCGTTATACTTACTGGTATATTAAACAGCTCCGCTTCCTTCTTTGCAGTCCTTAAATACTTATTGATGTATTGCTCAATGTGATTTTTTGCTGGTTGCTTTTTTAGCGCTGGGAAGGTTGCAGAGCTAAACAAAAAGGCTGTAATTATCAAGATTGTAGTTTTCATAAAAATAAGGATTTAGATTATAAAAAAATATTTACCAATGCCGCTCCTAAGGCATAGCCAGAGCCATAACACAAAGCTAATTTAAAGCGCTGCCAGTTGTTCTTTGCTTCGATCTGATAGGCAAGGAAGGGCAAGCCTAAGAAAGGTCCTATAAATGCCCACCAGACCATCGGCAAAAGCTGCCTATCCGAAACAGCACTAATATAAAACGTACTTGCTATTTCGATAATTACAGCGGCAATAAATAGGATAATGTATTTAGTCTTTAAGTTGCTCATTGAGTTGTTTTATTACGTCTTTAAAACCAAATGGAAAGCAAGTGTATTCCCATAAATAGAACTCACATTGCTCATCTGTCCAGTCGGGTTTAAAATGTTTAACCCAACCTATAAAAGGCATTTTGTTTGCCTGTTCGACTGTTAGTTCTGTCATGGTTATGTCTTAAAGTTTTAAAATGCTGTCTTTCCAGCTGTCAGATAAGTTTTTGTTCAGCGGCTTGCCTTTCTGGAACTACCAAAACCAAGTATTGTTAATGCGTTTTTGAATTATCCCCTGAACGCTAACAGTGGCAACATACGATTTGCAATACTTAGTAGTATTATCTTCGTTCCATGCTCAGCGCTAAGCAGAGGGCTGCTGTCATTTCAAAGGTTTTATTTCCGTGATGGAATCGTCAACAAAAAAGATTTTTAAAGTGTCTGAGCCATTAAAAGGTTGCTCGGGTGCCTTGTATTCCTGCTTAAACTCGCAGCGTAATAATTGCCATACCAAGATCGCCAAAACTATTACCGTGATTATATCTCTCAATCCTTTGTTATAAGAGGGTAAAAAGTAGCAAACTGCTCTTTGGTACGTCTGCAAATAAAAGCGTCTTTGTGCGCCCTCTGCCAAGTTGCGATCATGTAGTCCGCTTCCATTTCAGTCTCGTAAACAAACATAATCCGATAATAATCCCCGACCTGCTCAACCATAGCTTTGTCGAGGGTACACATAGCGAGCTGCTCGGCTCTGATATATTGCGGTGTCTTTGTGCTCATAATCTGGATGCAGTAAATCGTGTCTTGATGTTGAGCCATTGCGCTAACTGAAAGCGCCAGAATAAAAAATAAAGTTTTCATAAAAATAAGGTTTTAAAAAATGATAAAAAGTGTTTAGAAAGGAAGCTCATCGACATACTCGACCAACTTCGCTAATATTTTTCTTTCGAGTTCGTGCTGATCTGCATTCATGTAGTGAGCCGCTTCTGCAGCGTCTTGTTTTTTGTGACCGTTGACTTTAAGCTCAGTTATAAAATGCTTAGTTGTCATATTGACAAAGTTTTCGTCTGGATGCTTAAAAAAGTCCGCTCTAACTTCGACGCAATACTCCAAGCCAGATGCATAATGATAAAATAAAACTTCGCTATGTACAATATTTGGAGCGATGAGACTGGCACGGGATATAAAGTGCCGCAAATTTTCTCCTTTAAAAGTATACTCAATAATAGCACGTTTGTTGAGGCTTTTTTCGTGTGTCAGCTCCACAACCTTAACAAAAAGTAATTGGTTGCTGTAGCCAGTCTCGAGCGAGTGGTGTGTGATTTCTGCGAAGGCAAACATAGTAAGGTTTTTAAGTTATGGCAAAATTGAAGCTCTTAATCTTCCTGTCTTTGTAAGGTATAGCCCCCATAATTGTCCGTCTCGCTGTGCTTTAATGATACGCTTTGCATATGCTTCAGAAACATATTCTGTTAATTGGGTTGAGCTTACATTTCTAACAATGTTTGTGCTGTTTTTGCCTTCAAAAATTGGCAAATCATAAAAGTTCATAGTAATAAGGTTTTTAAGTTTTGAAAGTTCGGTTTTGTAGGCTGACCGAAAACCTTGATGAGGTTAATCAGTAATATCTTTTGCACTTATTGTTCAGATAACCATTTTTCAAAATCTGCATCGGTCAATTCTTTTTCTTCCACATCAACAAACTTTACTTGCGCTTCGGCTAATGTAATATTGGCTATCATGTGATTATCATTTGAAGATGAATTAACCAATCTCCAATAAAGATTATTCCTGCCATCAGGATATTTAATGTGCATAAACCTAACTACCTGCATAAAGTTAGGATTGTCTGGGTGCTTGTGGCTGGTCCAATCTGTTTGCTGTTCGCCAAATCTGTTTGTGATTGTTGTCATAATTTGAAGTTTTTTGTGTGTTAATAATTCCCTTTCGTTGTATTGTAATACAAAGATAGATTTTAATTCTTTAATAAAAAAGCTTTTTCAAAAATATTTTTCATCCAAAGCTAAATTTTAACACTTTTTTTTAAAAATCAAACTTATTAGGCAGAAAATAGGCTGCATGATTGCCCAAAATATGATAAATTGCTGTTTCTTCCAGTGGCAAAACCTTTGTGAGTTCCGTTACTGCAATAGCTTTTTTGCCGTACCGCTCCAAATATTCTGGATAAACCTTAATAACTACATAGCGATTGATTACTGATTGCCTTACAATATTGTACTTAAGCAAATAAAAGATGATCGCCTGCAGGTTAGGAATTTCGCCCAGCTTTTCCTCCAGTTCTGCAGCTAATAAATGACAAAATAAGCGCCTCGAATTTTTCTGCCTATCCCTCGTCAGGTTTATAATCATAGCTCTAAATTTCGAAAATACATAATAACCTTACCTTTGCAGGCTGGGCAGCTTAAATCTTTTTTCATCCGCTTTTCGACATTTTCTCCCCTCTGAAATACCTTAATAAACCGATAGTAAAAATAAAACATTCTTTCGAGGTCTGGGTATGGTATAAGGATTGATGTTTTATTGCGCTCCATAATTTCTCGAACCTCTGGCAGGTGCTCCGCTGGTATTTCTCTAATATACATAAGGATAATTTTTAAAATGATGCTGTCGCTCTTATTTCTTTTCTTTCGCTCCTTCCCTTTTCGACGTCGTCATCAGTGCTGGCTGTATAAACAACCTGCAGACGATCAATACGCCCCTGAGTTTCTAAAACAAGGTCTTGCATAACTTTAAATCTGTTTTGCTCTTCACCTGCTCTATTGAGGCTATCTTGCAGGAATGCAGAAGGAGCGCCCACCACTCCCCCGAGCGCAAAGTTTGGTATCCGTGCCGCCTTTAAAGTTGAATAACCTATCCGCCTTTGTTGATCTTGATTAAGTACGACCTCGCCAGTTTTAAGCGTTGCCAGTACATTATCTCCATTACTGAGTGGCTTTATATTGCCCCTGCTCGTAACTTTGCCACCGTCGGCAAATTGGACAATCTCGTCGCCCTTACCAACGACTCCGCCCCGAGCGAGTGGCTGAGCTGCAATGATAGCAGTCTGGGCAGCGCCAGCAATACCGACCGCAATCGCCCCAGCTATTCCAGTAGTTGCAAAGGCTCTTGTAACTGCTAAAGCCGTGTTAATAATAGACTGAATTATAGCAATTGCTTTTTCTTTTTTAGCTGCTCTTTTTGCGGCTTCCTCCCTTGCCTTTTCTATTGCTGCCTGATTAGCAACCTCTGCAGCGAGTTGCTGCTCATAGTATCGACGTCTAAGTCCAAAGCTATTGTCGAGCTCCTCCTGTAACCTCTCTTGTCTTAGCTGGCTCCTTTCAATGTCAGCATCGAATGCGGCTTGCTGCCTTTCATTTGCAACGGCAAAAGCTTCCCCGATTAACCCAATCCCTTCGTTAAAATATTCGAGGACCTGCTCGAATTGGTCTTGCTTAATTTTTGCCTGCTCATCTGCATTTTTCTTTACGTCCTCAGTCTGCTTTTTTTCCTCCTCTGATAAATCAGTAAATAACTTTTGACGTGCTAATAAAATTTCGTCATATTCTGCCTGAGTAATTCCAACCTTTAATTTTCCGTTTTCGTCTAATAGCTGAGCCTCCGCATCATTAAGGGCTTGGATCTGGTTTCTAATATTGGCAATCTTGTTGATTGTCTCCTGCTCCGCTGCCAGTTTTATCAGCTGCTCTTTCTTTTTTGCGTCCGTTTCCTGAGCTAATAACTTGTTGAGCGTCTCTTGGTTTTTAAGCTCTCTTAATTCGCCTTGCTGCTCGATATATTCAAGTTCGGAACTAAGTGCCATATCTCGTAACTCTTTGAGCTTTTCGACCTGCTCTTTAGCTTTTTGCACTTCCGACATCCTTTGCTCTTCATTAACCTTTTTAAGGGCATCTGTTTTTTGTTGCTCATATTGTATTAAGATAGTTGCCTGAGCCTGAGCTACCGCTTGCAATAGGATAGCATTTTCCTTTTGTACCTTTAAAACTTCAGCCGAATTTTTACCGAAGGTCTTAATCAACTCCGCTTCCCTTTCCTGCGCTGCGATAACTAAATCGTCATACTGCTTTTTAAGGTCTGCTTTTTGTTTGTCGAAATTATTGTTAATCTCTGCAACTTCCCGCTCGAAACCGTCTTTAATATTTTTGATGCGTTCCTCAATTGCCTTAGCGCTGAGATCCGCTAATAATGCGGCACGTTGTCTGGCTTGCTTAACTTCGTCTTCCTGAAACTTTGCACGGTCTTCAGCTAACTTTTTAGCGGCATCCTGAGCATTTTTTATAGCTGCGCTGTTTGCATCCCGATCAACTTTTACAATCTTTTTGGCTGCTGCTTTTGCATCGGCTTCCCTCTTTGCGTCCGACTTCTTTTTACTTTCCTCGTATGCTTTATTGAATGCGTCGTTAAGTGTACCCTGATCTTTATTTGCTTCCGCCCTGCGTCTCCTTAAATCGTCAATAGCTCCCTGTACATCGGCACCAAAAACTTGCTGTACCTGCTTTCCGAATATCTGAGCATCAAGATACAAAGACTGGAAAAAGTTTACAAAGTTAGTGCCGAGCTGTTTTAATGCCGCAACAACACCAGCAAAGACTGCAGGCAAATTTGTCATTCCTTCATAAACCTGTGCAATGCCGTTGCCTATTGCCTCGAATATTGATTGTAAAAAAGGTGACTGGTTAATAAAATCAACAAAACCCCTAATCATCCAAGCTATCCCTTCCGCAATAAGTACTAACTGGTCAGCCAAAACTTTAATAGGAAATAAAAATACTTCGATTACTTTTGTGAAAGTTGACGTTTCTTCACCACCAAGCTTAAACAATTTTAATAGTGGAGCAAAAGCTTGTCCTAATCTCGTGAAAGCATCCCCTACTGGTCTAAAGATTTCAATCAGCTTTGCCAGTACCAAGAACAAACCTGTTTCGACTGCCTTCCCAGCTGTTTTAAACGTATCGTTTACGCCCTGCAATTTTTGAGCGACCTCAACTTGACTCGCTGCGAGTTCTTTATTTGTATTTAGCAAACTTCTATTTCGCTCCGAAAATTCAGTAACTCCACCGCTGGCAGCCTTAAAAGCTGCAGGAAATTCCGCAATATTATTTAAGTAGTCGTCCGCATTGCCCTGCCCTTCAACCAGTGCCCCTTCTAATCTCAATAGCGCATCCTCAAAACCGATGCCGAGCTGCTTACTCAATGCCTCTGCCGCCTTACTGATTGTCTTTGCATCCGTGTCGAAAGTGTCAGCCAGTGCCGTTGTGCTTGCTGTGAGCTTGTCGAGGTCGGTACCATAAGCGCCCGAAAACTCCGCAACTGTTTCTCTGGTTTCGTTTATTTTGCTTATAAATTCGTCAAGCCTTTTCATTGCCTGCCCGATCAACTTTGCAGCCTGAAACGCTACAAAACCACCGATAAGAGCCTTACCAAA